GCTTTTACAGCCTGCTCATTGACCTGACGGTAGTCCTTGACCTCAAAGCGCAGGCGGGTAGTGCAGTAGCTGGCGCTTACTATATCGCGCCGCCAGCTTGTTCCGCATTTGCAGTGGAACAGGCCAATGAACTGCTGCTTCATTTTGCGACCACAGTTCGGACAAACTCGTTTGCTGGCTCCCATAATAGTTTACTGGAGCTTGGCGATAATGTCATCGGCAGACATACCGCTGGCAAGCAGCTTTTTCAATACAGATTCTGCTTCAGCTTTCTTAGATTCTTCAGCGGCCTTTTTTTCGGCTGCAACCTTTTTTGCCTCTGCTTTAGAAAGTTCCTTTGCTGCAACCTTCAAAGCGGATTTTTTGCTTTTCAACTGTTCTTTCAGTACGCTGATGTTGTCAGACAGCGCGGCGATCTCGGTTTCAATTTGCTCCTTAGCTGCGGTCTTTTCAGCAACAATAGCCGCATAGTCAATATTTGCTTTCTTGGTACGCACTGCATTCTTGCTTCCTTTTGGTCTAGCCATAATAGTCCCTCCATCTAGTATTGGAATTTAACTTAATATAAGTATATTCTTCCTGTCTCGAAATGGCAATACTCTTTCACACCTTAAACGCTATATGTGGACGGGGAGTCAATGCTCTCACCACTCCAAAACTCCGTACTTTTTATACGGCAAAAAGGATTATGATTTTCTGCGTAGTACGGTATAATAAGCGAAAAAGTTTATTGTACGAAAGTGAGGAGTGGCGGTGGATAACATTCTTAATACCATAACCGCCTACCGTAAAGAACGCAACTGGTCGCTATACGATTTAGCGGCTCACGCCGAGCTGAAACCGTCCACCATTTCTACATGGTATAATGACAATGCGATTCCGACCATTCCTTCGCTTGTAAAGATCTGCGATGCCTTTCAAATCACACTTTCTGAGTTTTTTGCTAAGGCAGAGGGAAGTGAATCTGCCCCGGTATCAATTTGAATATCAGTGATCGGCACATGAGAAGTCTGGAAAAAGGCACTTATACGCCGCTGGATTTGTTCGTTGAAATAGCAGTACATTTTGATGTTACTTTGGATTACCTCATTCTTGGGAAAGTAGAAACCAAAAAGGAACTGGAACTCAGCAAAAAAATCCATGACCAGAAGCAGATTATAGAATCATTCGGTAAACAGCTTCTGACATTTGCTGCAATGGAGATTGAGGCCGAATCTGCTTGATCAAACGCTTTACTGTTGTAAACCGGAACGATTGGTTCCGGTGAAAATGGCAAAACCGGAACTACTGGTTCCTAACGAGAACTTCAGTTTTCAAGTACACTATGGTCACAGCAAGGGCAACACCCCAGATGGGGAGAAGCCCGGAGCTGTAAGACGTACCTTGAAAACTGAATATCATTCCCTCGGATAAAACAATGAAACTTCCGTAATTCGCGGCCCGGCTATAAAGAAGGCGGGGTGGCTGAAAAGCCAATGAGAGGAAGGGTGCAATCCCCCTCACCGAGGTGTATTCCAACCCCCACCGGGCGTCGAGGACAAATAGGGTGGGACACTTAAAACAAAAACTTCAAAGCCCACCACCGGGATTCTTCTGAATCTAGGCAGTGGGCTTTTTCCATACCGAATATTCATTCTGATGACACGGAGGTATTGATTATGAGCCGTACTTTTACCCACAAGACTGACGAATCGACCCTGACCACCCTCTGCCCCCGCTGCCTGAATGCCTTCCGGAACACTCATGGCATTCGCGTCCGCCGTGCAGACCCCTATCAGCTCACCAAGGAGCCTTGCACCTACTGCCAGACCAACTTCGGCTACGACTACTACATCCAGCCCACAAGCCCGAAATCCACCTACACGAAGAAAGGACGGTTCGATGATGAACTTATCTGCGCTTAAGATCGACCCAGAGTTTCAGGGCAAGATCCCGCCGCTTACCTTTGAAGAACTGAACCAACTCGAAGCTAACATCCTGCGAGATGGCCGCATCATCAATCCCATCATCGTATGGCGGGGCTTGATCGTGGACGGTCACAACCGCTACACCATCGCCAAGAAGCACCCGGAGATTCCTTTCACTGTTCACGAGAAAGAGTTTGCAAACCGCTATGAAGCCATCATCTGGATCTGCAAGAATCAGCTGGGGCGGCGCAATTTAACCCCGGAGCAGAAGAAGTACCTTATCGGTAAGCAGTATGAAGCTGAGAAATGCGCCAACGGCGGTGACAGAAAAAGTCCTGCTGCAAAATCAGGTTCCCAAATTGGGAACCTGATCGGGAATCCCAAGACTTGCAAACGAATCGCCACAGAAAACGGTGTTAGTAAAAACACGGTTATTCGAGCCGAGGAATTTGCCAAAGGTGTAGACGCTGCCGAAGAAGCCGTTCCCGGCACACGGCAGAAAGTGCTTTCCGGTGAGGTCAAGCCGACTGCCGCTGAGATTGCATCTGTTGCCCGTGCCCCTCCCGAAGAACGTGCTGCACTGGTGGCTGAGATCTGCAAGCCGAAGTCTCCAAAACCGCCTGCACAAAAGCAGAAAGCTCCCCCAGCCGTAGCCGCACCGCTGCCCGATACCAGTACATCCGATGAAGAAGCGCCTGACGAAGAATCAACGTCCACTCCTGCCCCATCCGAGCCGATCTTTCCACAAAAGGAGAATAAACCGTTGAAAGTTGACCGTCAGCAGATTCTTGAAATCGCAAACAATCGCTACCATGTCAAGCAGCTTGCCAATGGTACGGCGATGCTTTGTGAGGTATCGGGAGCCGCCAACAGTATGATGCGCCGCTGGGAAAGCGTTTTCCGGGAATATCCCGATATTCTATCCGATGCAGAGAACCGTGCATCCGTAGGACGAACGATTCAGAAATTGAGAGATTACCTGAAAAATTTGGAAGATAAGATGGAGGAACTGCTATGAAGAATATGAACTGTGTCAGCACCATGCCTGAGATCATGCCCGAAATCACCGATGAAGCCATCATCGAAGCCCTCTTTGCCCAGCGGCCTTACGAGGAAAAGGTCATCAACAGTGCCTTTCTCGAAATCCCTGCGGAATATCAGCGCAAGCTGAACATTCCCAATGTCGAAAAGATGTCGGCAGAGTTCACCGAGCTGATTGCCAACCCGCCCAAAGTCAGCTACCGGGACGGTCACTACTTCGTCTTTGACGGTCAGCATACCATCGTGACCCGTCGGGCGATGAACGGCGGGCAGGATCTTCCGATCATCTGCAAGGTGTATGAGGGACTGACAGAGGAAGAAGAAGCCATGCTGTTTTCCCGGCAGACGGGCGTTTCCACGCCGCTGACCGCTGGCGCAGAGCTGCGCGCCGCTTTGGTGGGCAAAGACCCGGAATCTCTCGCATTCGTGAAAGCCACCGAAAGCACAGGTCTGCAGCTTGGTCTGGACAGCTACCGTGCCCCGTGGAAGATCATCTGCATCCGCACGGCTTTCAAGGAGTACAAAGCCTACGGCGCAGACCTCTACAAAGAAGCCCTGACCATGTTGGCAAAGGGCTGGGAGGGCGACCCCGATTCCCTCCGCTCCGGCATCCTGCGGGGCATGGTTCGCTTTGTGGCTCTGTATCAGGGCGAGTATGACCCGGAGCGTCTGGTGAAGCGTCTGCAAACCATTCACCCCATGACGCTGGTGCGGGATGAGAAATCCCTGAGCGGTACCGTCAGCTACAAGTATATGATGCTGATCCTTCGCACCTATAACGGTGCCAGCCGCCGCTTCAATCTTCCCATCAAGCAGTGAACTTACTTCTTCATGCAGGTCTCCTTTCACATCGCAAAAGCCGTCCGCAAGGGCGGCTTTTGCCTACATAAGGAAAAGGGGGTTGACCGCCACCGTATATGTAACAAAAGACTTTGGTTTTCTCCGGGGCGAAATCTACTATGCAGACCTTGACCCGCACTATGGTTCTGAGCAGGGAGGTAAACGCCCTGTTATTGTAATACAAAATAATACAGGAAACAAATTTGCACCGACTGTGATCGTGGCTGCTGTGACCTCAAAAGTCACCAAAAAGCCAAACCAGCCCACTCATGTTCTCATTGACCGAAATCCAGCGTTTTCAGGGCCCTCTATGGTGCTGCTGGAGCAGATCTTCACCATTGATAAAGAACGCATACAGCGGCTCCTAGGGCAGGCTACGCCGGACGAAATGTACCAGATCAACGAAGCCCTGATGAACAGTCTGGACCTGAACGGAGGTCGATAATATCAACAAGAACGCCTATTCTCCCCTTTCCCCCGCTGTTTCTCCCGATGTTTTCAGCATCGATGCAACTGCACTGAAGCTAATCTCCATTTTATTCGACAACAACCTGATCTCTGCTGAGGTCTATCATCAGGTCCTTAGCAGATATTCTGCGTAATGTCAAGGATGTCGCTGACACCGGCGACATCCTACATATTCCCTTCGCAATCTTCTATACTACGGGCAAAGGAGGTACAGCGATATGAACATCACGCAAAGAATGTACTTTGGGCAATTCCCATTGGACAAGGACCGTGACCGCCGCATTGTCTTTTACGGTCGTGTTTCCACCCAGCATGAAGCGCAGGTCGATGCGCTTGGCAACCAGATGCAATGGTACGATGACCAGCTTCGGTATCATCCAAACTGGCAGGTCGTTGACCGCTATATCGACGAGGGCATCACCGGAACCTCAACCAAAAAGCGCCCGGCCTTTATGAAAATGCTTTCCGATGCCAAGTGCGGAAAATTCGACCTGATCGTCACTCGTGAGGTCTGCCGCTTTGCCCGCAACACTGTCGATACCCTTCAGCTTACCCGTGAACTCCGCAATTTCGGTGTAGAGGTCTTTTTCGTATCCGACAACATCTGGACGATGGACGGCGATGGCGAACTCCGGCTTTCCATCATGGCAACCATGGCGCAGGAGGAAAGCCGCAAAATTTCAGAGCGTGTTCTTGCCGGGCAGAAGATAAGCCGGCAGAACGGCGTGCTTTACGGCAGCGGCAACATTATCGGCTACGACCGGGATAAGGTCAACCGTACATACGTTATCAACGAAGAACAGGCTGCTACCATACGGATGGTTTTCACGCTCTATTCTCAGGGCTACGGGGAAAAGGCAATCGTCAATGAACTTTCCCGGCTGGGCCGTAAGGATGGACACGGAAACGTCAGTTGGTCCTGTACAAAAATCAGCCGCATCCTTCGTAACGCAACGTATATGGGCTATGTCTGCTACAACAAGTCCAAGGTCAACAACTATCTTGAAAAGAAGCGCATCAACAATCTGGACGAAACCTCCTTCGTCTATGTAAAAGGCAACTTCGAACCCATCGTATCAGAAAGCCTTTGGCATGAATGTGAGCGCATCCGCAAGTCCCGTATTTCCAGCCTGCGCCTTCCTGATGGAGAAACAAGGCGCAAAGGAGCCAGAACTACCAAGAATCTGTGGGTGTCAAAACCTCGCTGCCGCTGCGGTTCTTCCTACCGCATTTTCAACTGGCGCAAACTGAAGGACGGAACGCCGGTCTTTGGCTACCAGTGCAATATGCGAACCGTCAACCCGACCCGTTCCTTCGTTCTGGAGCACAACATGACCGAACAGCTCAGTTGTGATGCCATTTCTATCCCGGAGTGGAAGCTGGAACTGATGGCGAAGAAGATCTTTGAAAAGGTCTGGGGCAATCAGAATAAAGCCATCCTTCGTGCCTGCAAGATGATCGAAAGCTGCCAGAACGGAAAAGCCGCCACACAAATGTCCGCTGCGCCGATTCAGAGCAAGATTGAAAAAATCAAAAAGCGTAAACTGAACTACGCTGCCATGCGTGCAGACGGCGAACTGCCACGGGAAGAATATCAAGCCCTCTGCAAACAGGCAGATGATGAGATTGCACACTTGGAGCAGGAACTAAAAGCCCTCTCCCCTGCACCCGAACCGAAGACGTTTTCTTCGGACATGAAAGCGATCTACGATTTTCTCTCTCAGAAGGTCGATGTACACGGTGCCCGTCTTGCTCCCGAATTGATCGACCAGTTCGTTGAGGTAGTCACCCCCATTGCCGATTACTCCTACCGCTGGAAGCTGAACACCGGCTGCAAGAAGTCCAAAGAGGAGCGCACCGATCTGATGGCTGTATCGGAAAAGCCCATTCTTACCTTCATCATTGACTTTGAAACCGCCAAGCGTTACCGGGAAGCCAACAAGATGCCCCACCAGTTCCGCCGTGCAGCGTGGACCGACCTGACCGTGGAGGTGTATCTGTGATGCTTCTGGGAAGTAGCCCTGTGTTAAACGCAATTCATTTCATACATGAGCAAACAAATAAGGCCCACCGCCAAAATTGACGGTGAGCCTTATTTTATGCTTGATTTTTAACGATAATTCGCCACAAAATCCTTATGCTCTCGGTTTTTTAATAGCAGCCTGAGCAGCAGCCAGACGTGCGATAGGCACACGGAAGGGAGAGCAGCTGACGTAGTCCAGACCGACGTTGTGGCAGAACTCCACGCTCGTGGGGTCGCCGCCGTGCTCGCCGCAGATGCCCAGACCCAGATCGGGGCGGGTCTCACGGCCATCGTGAGCAGCCATCTTGACCAGCTTGCCGACACCGATCTGATCCAGATGCTGGAACGGATCGCTCTCGTAGATCTTGTTCTCGTAGTATGCGCCCAGGAACTTGGCAGCGTCATCACGGCTGAAGCCGAAGGTCATCTGGGTCAGGTCGTTGGTGCCGAAGCTGAAGAACTCAGCCTCCTTGGCGATCTCGCCGGCAGTCAGGGCTGCACGGGGGATCTCGATCATGGTACCGACCTGATACTTCATGTCAACACCAGCAGCAGCGATCAGCTCGTCAGCAACCTTGACCACAACGTCCTTGACGAACTTCAGCTCCTTGACCTCGCCGACCAGCGGGATCATGATGTGCGGGGTGATCACATGGCCGGTCTCAGCAGAGACGTTCAGAGCCGCCTTGATCACAGCGCGGGTCTGCATAGCAGCGATCTCGGGGTAGGTAACAGCCAGACGGCAGCCACGGTGACCCATCATGGGGTTGAACTCGTGCAGAGAAGCAACCACGTTCTTCAGGTCTTCGTAGGTCATGCCCATGTCGGCAGCCAGCTCCTTGATGTCCTCGTCCTTGGTGGGCAGGAACTCGTGCAGGGGCGGGTCCAGATAACGGATGGTCATCGGGCGCTCACCCATGATGCGGTACATCGCCTCGAAGTCGCCCTGCTGGAACGGCTCGACCTTGGCCAGAGCAGCCTCGCGCTCTTCCACGGTGCGTGCGCAGATCATCTCGCGGACAGCCTTGATGCGGTCCTCAGCGAAGAACATATGCTCGGTACGGCACAGGCCGATGCCCTCAGCACCCAGATCCACTGCCTGCTGTGCGTCGCGCGGGTTGTCGGCGTTGGTCATGACCAGCAGCTGACGAGCTGCGTCTGCCCAGCCCATGAAGCGGTTGAAGTTCTTGTTGCCGGTAGCGGCCACGGTAGCGACCTGCTCGCCGTAGATGTTGCCGGTGGAGCCGTCGATGGAGATCCAGTCGCCCTCGACGAACTTGTGGCCGTTGATCTCGAAGGTCTTTGCCTCCTCATCGATCTTGACCTCGTTGTCATTGCCGCAGCCGGAGACACAGCAGGTGCCCATACCACGGGCAACAACGGCTGCGTGGCTGGTCATGCCGCCGCGGACAGTCAGGATGCCCTGAGAGACCTGCATACCCACGATATCCTCGGGGCTGGTCTCCAGACGCACCAGAACGACCTTCTTCATCTTGCCGGACTTGACCATCTCCTCTGCCTCTTCAGCAGTAAAGACGATCTGACCGCAGGCAGAACCGGGAGAAGCTGCCAGACCCTTGCCGACGACCTCTGCAGCCTTCAGGGCAGCAGCATCGAACTGGGGATGCAGCAGGGTATCCAGCTGCTTGGGCTCCACGCGCAGGACAGCCTCCTGCTCAGTGATCATGCCCTCGTCCACCAGATCGCAGGCGATCTGCAGAGCAGCCTGTGCGGTACGCTTGCCGTTACGGGTCTGCAGCATATACAGGTGGCCGTCCTCGATGGTGAACTCCATATCCTGCATATCGCGGAAGTAGTTTTCCAGACGGGTAGCGATCTCGACAAACTGATCGTACACCTCAGGCATCTGATCCTTCAGGTGGCTGATGGGAGAAGGAGTGCGCACGCCGGCAACAACGTCCTCGCCCTGTGCATTGATCAGGTACTCGCCCATCAGCTTCTTAGCGCCGGTGGCGGGGTCACGGGTGAATGCAACGCCGGTGCCGGAACGGTC